TCAGAGCCACAATGGCCGCTGACCACTCACCGACGGGTGAGGTGGCGCCGGAATTATTGTTCCCGGTGTAACAATAAAACGTTCTACAGACTCCATCGTTACGAATGTGCAACTGCAATTAATATTCGTACATTGATGATAACGCTCTTTAGTATTCTCGCTAAGATAGCGACTGGTACGAGCATGCGCTGCATGCTGGCATTTTGGACAATGGAACATGCCACCTCCACGCATTCACAAAAAGTGAATTAATAATACTCAGTTATTCACCATTTGAGAACCATTTTCTTCCGACTCATATTCTATGCCGGAAAGCATGACCTCGAGCTCTACAGTCGTCGTGAAGCCATTCCCGCCTAGATTATGGGTCACCTTACTGATTATCCACGACTGGTCATCGATGACGCTCTTAAAGCCCGAGACCCTGACCGGCATTTCGGGATAAATATCTTCCCGACCAGTTGCCAGCGTGATTGAGAACTCCGCAACGCCACGCTGTAATTTATCCCACTTCGCCTGAGCCGCGCGCATCGCTTGCGCCTTTGTCGCGTAAATGGTCGTCAGTGCGAAAACGTTGTCAGCCTCACCGGCCATATATTCACCCTCGCGGGCTTCCTGCTCTTTCTTCTTTTTCGCTGCGGTTTTACTGCTCACGACTTTTGCTTTCGGGTGCTGTAGCGCCCGGAGGTGTTGCTCTTTTGGCTTGCGCTTCAGCTTCACCGCTTGCTTTTGCTTCGCCGGTTTTGGGTCTTTGGTGTGCAGCCATTTAGCCGTTACGCCCGTGTAAGCACCACGGTCAGCAATAGCAAACTGATGCCGGTCGCCGTCACTGCGTTGGATAGTAATCAGAGGGATAGCTTTTCCGCTGGCCGTCGTACCACTTCCCGCTTTGAGCATCAGCAATTTACCCGCCTTGACCGATACCGCGCCGCCGTTGCGTTCCGCGAGGCGAGTCAGGAAAACAGCGTCGGATTCCTGCGACTGGTCGATATGCGGAATTTTTATCCCGGCAAGAGAATCCGCGACACTGGCCGTTAATTTATTCCGGACGGCTATCGCGCTGACGATAACGCCGAGTGTGGTGTCGTGCCATGATTCCTCGCGGCGTGAATTGAGCGTTCCGCGAAAATCAGCGCTACGGGCGCGAATGGTCACCGTATCCGGTGCCCCCCGGTGCTCCACCTCATCGACGGTAAATCGCCCCTTACCAACGAGCGCGAAGCCTTTCCAGCCGAGATACAGTGACAGCACCGCGCCGCGAATCGGCAGCGCGACAAGCCCGTCAGAATCATCGAGTTCAATATCGAGCTGGTCAGCTTCAAAGCCCCGGTTATCCGTCATCGAGAGATTAATCAGCCGGTCGCTGATATTGCCGGTGATATCTTTGCTTTCCAGTGTCAGCATAAAATCGGGCGTCAGTGTGCCCCCCGCGCCGGTGATAATATCCAGCATGATTAAGCCCCCACCTTAGACAGCAGATCGCCCGCTTTACCGACAAGACTCTCGGCCTGTTTTCCGATATCGCCATAGACCGCCGCGAGCGATTCATCGACACGGGTCAGTGACAGAGTGAAGCTGATTTTTCGTGGCGACCCGTCCTCAAAAAATACCGTGCCGGTCTCCGAGACATTGCTGACAATAAACATCCCGTAAATCCAGCCTGAGCCTGAAATAAGCGGCCATGCTCGCCCCTGCTCGGCCATCGCATAAAGCGTCAGCATCGAAAACTTGCCGCCGGTCAGCTCAGGATAAAGGTCACCGCTCAGGGTGATTTTGTCCTCCCCTTCACCGAGATACTGAAAAGCGTCACGCTTCCCGATGCGGGAGTTTGACGCCCAGCTATAATCCGCGCTGCGCTGCATGCTCTGATAGGGCAACGTCTGACGCATAAAAACAAACATACCTAGTGCCAGCATCATAATCGGTCTCCTTAGTCATGCATCATGCTTGCGCGGGCTTTGGCGCGTTTCTCACGCTCATATTTTTCTAAGGCATCCTGCAAATCATTACCTAACCGACCGCCCGGCATACCGTTGCCCGGCACGTTGATTTGATAGGTTGGCCGACTCTGGTCGATGTAGGTTTTACCGGCGGGTGCCGTGACTGGCTGATAGCTGTTGTAAGAGCTGATAGCCGGGCTATAGCCGTTCTGCGTCGCCGCACTAGCTTTCGCCGCGGTCTGGTCAAGCGAGCTGGATTCTTTGTTGATAACCCCGAGCTTTTCGAGCACCCAGTCAATCCCGCTTCGCAGCTTGTTAAAGGCGTTAAGCGGCATCAGCAGCGCATCAGCCAGCGCCTGACCGAACATGACACCGACGTTACGGCAACTGTTCAGCGTGTCCTGAGTCGCTTTTACCGGCGCTATCAGGTCTTTAAACCACTGCCAGACGCCGCGAAGTTTCTCCCCGAGGCCGTCAAAGACGGGTGCCAGCGGCGCGAACATTTCCCTGACCGGCGCAAAGGCGCTCATCAGCCCCTCGATAACACCACCGAAAAAGGCGCTGACAGGCTCCCAGTATTTGCGAATCAGCAGCGCGCCAGCGACAACCGCCGCCGCAACGGCCACGACCGGCCACGTAATAGCACCGATTGCGGCGACAACCCCGCCACTGATTGTCGTAAAGACAGCACCAAGTGCGCCAGCAGCAGCGATGATGGCGTTAATACCGATAATAACCGGCCACGCAACAAGACCGATTGCCCCTATAACCCCCACAACACCGATAGCCGCCGCTGAAATAACCCCAAGCGTCGTCGCCAGTGATTTATTTTTTTGTATCCAGCCATCAAGTTTTAAAACATAACCGGTCGCCGTTTGTACCAGCTTACGCAAGGATGACTCTTGCTGGTCAAACAGGTCTGTTCCGACCGCCTCATAAGCTGACTGGAACTCTTTAAAGTCGCCGCCGAGGTTGTCCTGCATGACCTTGACGAGCTCAGCCGTTTTACCGTCAGATGCTTTAAGCGTGGCGGTAAGCTGGTCCAGCTTACCGCTTGAGGCTGCAGTCATTAATACAGCAGCAGCTGAGCTTGCCTCTTCACCGAATATGGTTTTCATGTATTCAGCGCGCTGACCGGTACCGAGATTATTTTTCTCAAAGCTCCGCTGCATTTCTTTCAGAATGGTAAATATTGGGCGCGTGTTCCCCATACCATCAGCCGTTTTTACGCCGAGCTCTTTAATAGCGTCATACGCTCTTCCCGTAGGAGCCTGTAGGCGACTTAACACAGCGCGGCTCCCCGTACCCGCCATCGAGCCTGTAATTTTGGCGTCATGCAGTGCGCCGACCATTGCGGCTGTTTCTTCGATACTGACCCCGGCATTTTTCGCCACCGGCGCGGCATAGGTCAGCGCATCACTCAGGCCGTCAAAGTCGGCGGCGGTTTTGTTCATCGTCATCGACAGAACATCACCGATATGGGCGACCTTATCGTTTGAGAGCTGGAATGCAGAGCGCATCCCCATCAATAACCCGGCGTTCTCTTCCATCGTTCGACGGTTTGCGAGCGCCATATCAAGCGTCACTGGCGTAGCCGCCTGAATAGCAGCGGTATCACCACCGGCTTTTGCAATAATAATCTGAGCACCGGCAGCATCATCAGCCGACGCGGCTGTGTTATCACCGAGTTGACGCGCCTGTTTGCGGAGCGCCACCATATCAGCTGAATCTTTTTCGACGCCGAGAACAGCCTGAAGCTCAGAGTTTTTCTGGGCAAAATCATAACCGGGTTTCATTAGTGCAACACCGGCGAGAGTACCTGTTGTTGCCATACCTACCCCGGCAGCGCCCATCGAGGCGGCATTCCCTGCCAGAGCCTTCCCTGCCTGATAGCGTTTTTGTACTGCACTCAGTTTCGCCTGTTGCGCGCTGACGCGCGCCAGTGCTTCACGCTGTCGGTTAAGCTGTGCGGTCGTTTCGCTGATATTATTTTTCAGGCGGTTTTCATCATTCGTAAGGTTGCGGGTATTTATCCCCGCTTTACCGAGCTCGGCCTGTTGCCGCTTAACTGACTGCGTGAGACTGTTATATTTCGTCTGTAACCCATCAGCCGCGCGTTTCGCTGACTCCAGCACTCTGGCCTGTGCCGCTGTTGGCCGTTCCGTATTTTTAAACTGCACCGCCAGCGCTTCAGCTTCCTGTTTTGCTTTTTCCAGCGACTGACCGGTTACCGCCAGTTGCGCACTGGTTTTACGAAAACCGTCTATTTTCGATGCCTGACCATTCAAATCACGCAGGGATTGCTGAGTCGTGCGGATATCACCAGACAGCGATTTACTCGCCGTCTGGATCGCTTTAAAGGGTCGGGTCGCCTGGTCGACAGCTTTCAGCAGCACTTCGAGTTTTAGGTTATTACTCATTCGTGTTTCCGCTTCGCTGTAGCGCTTTTTCGCGCCAGTTGACGAGCTCGGTCAGGCTCATGGGATAAAGGTCTGATGGCGACCAGTGGAAAATGACCGCTATGTCAGCCATCAGGTCATCGACCGAGAGTTTTTTCGGGAAGGTTACGCCGCCGAACTCGGTGACAAAAAACCGACCACCTTACCGGCAAACGACAACAGGTCGGGCAGCTCCAGCGCGGCGGCTTCCTGCTCGGTCAGCGACGGCATGGTCATGCGCGGCAGCACTTTAATCAGCGCATCGACGTCAGAATTTGCGACAGATGCCAGGCTGACGCCGCGAAGGGTTCCGGCACACGGTTTTAACAGGGTGACATCGGAAATAACCTGCTCACCGCGCTTGATGGGTTTAATCAGAGTGACTATATTTTCGTTAGTTTTTTCCATGATATTTCTCGTTAAATTCAGGTTTCAGGATGACCGGCCAGCCATGCTGACCGGGACAATAATTACAGGCCAATATTCTGTCGGTGTGCCTCGAGCATGTCGGTACCGTTCACCATTTCGACGAGATTCACGGTGTCGATTTCGACCATATCTTTACCGTTGAGGGTCAGCTTGTAGTACGAGCACTCGAGCGAGATTTTCGACTCAGTGTCTTCGCCCTGCTTGGCTTCGCCGAGGTCGATTTCTTTCTGACGGCCACGGAGAACAACCTCAACCGGCACGGTCTCGCCGGTGTCATCACGCTGGTAAGACCCGGCAAAACGTAGCGGCACGGAGGCCGTACCGGTGGCGGCATATAACGACCAGACAGCATCATCAGGAAAACCGCCGAGCGAGATTTCAGCCGACAGCGCATCGTCATCGAGGCCAAGGTCAACCGAGGCTGAGCCATTCATCCCGCCGCCGCGATACTTCTCGAGCTTGCGGGTTAATTTTGGCAACGTGACGGACTGCACGACGCCGAGATAACTCACCCCGTCGATAAACAGGTTCATCAGTTTGAGCTTGCGCGGTAATGCCATTTGTCAGGCTCCTTATTTGCTGTTGACGGACGAGATAAGATTCGCCAGATATTTATCGGTGATGCGCTGGCGTAAGGTCAGGTGCTCGAGTGGTGGCACGGGCGTATAGTCATAATCGATAAACAGTTTCCCGGCTTTCAGGGATTCTTTGCTGTTGGCCTCTTCGTCAAACCAGCACGTCGCATCGATGATGTAACCGCCGCTTTTCAGCTCGCGGAATTTCGCGTTGATGCCGTCGATAATGTCGCGAATCAGTGTCGCGGTAATGGGCTTATCGTTCGCCCACATATGCCCCTCGGCCATTGTGTCGGCGATGACCTGTGCCGTGCGGGTGTAGTTCTCAAACTGAAACAGCGGGTCATCAGAGCAATTACGGTTACCCCAGAAGCGGAAGCCATCAGAACGAATCAGCGTGGTAACACCGGCCTCATTCAGCAGGTCGGCATCGGTGCCTTTTTCCTGCAAATCCCAGAAGACCGACGCGCTGATACCGGTGACCTCATTGACGCCGACGTTTGACAGGGTTTTGTGCCAGCCGGTGTCATTGTCAATTTTGGCGCGCAGACCCAGCGCGATGGCGGTAGCGTAGCTGGTCGTTGTGGCGCTGGCCGTGGTATCCCATCCGAGGAACTCAGGCCAGATAATCATGAGTTCGCGCGCGCTGAAATTCTCACGATAGGCAATGACGTCAGAAATGGTTTTACAGCCCCACGCGCTGACATAGGCGAAAGCGCGCAGTTTCTGAGCCACGGAGACAAGCGCGGTCGCCACCTCCTGAGTATCGAGACCCGGCACACCGAGGATACGGGGCTTCACGCCGGTGACCGCTTTCGCCGTTAACAGCGCTTTCAGCCCGGTGTATTTGCCGTTCTCATCCGTGGTGCCGATGATGTTAGAAATGGTTTGTGCCTGTGCCTCTTCGTCGTCGCCGGTACCCTCTGCGACACGCACGACAACAACAACCGGTTTTGACTGGTTAGCGATGAGCTGTAAGGATTTTTTCAGGGTACCTTTAGTACCGGCTTTTGCGATGGCGCTTTGTGGGTTGGTAATCAGCACCGGCTCATTGAGCGGAAATGCCCCGGCGTCAGCATCGCTGGCCGTGCAGACCATGCCAACGACCGCTGTTGATACCGTCGAGATTGTGCGGGTGCCGTCGTTAATTTCGACGACCTCGACACCGTGATGATAATCACTCATCCATTTAACTCCGTTAGTTGGGGTGAGTGATATTGTCGGATGTACGTTTACAGGGGGCTATTTGTCAGGGTTGGGTAAGGGGTGATACAACAGACGGGAAAAGAAAAAGCGGGCAGGTGCCCGCCTGAATTATTCCGGCAAAGGTGGCCACTCAACATCAGGGGCATAACGCAAATCCAGTCGGCGCAGCTTTGTTCGGTATTCACGTAGCGCAGTGAGTTCGGATAATTCGTCAGCCGTTATGTCGTCATCATCCTGAGCCTCTACAAGCTGATTGATTTTTACTGTAACCGACTCCATGCGCCTGTCGCGCTCTGCCGTCGCTAAAGCAACATAATCAATCTGCACAGGGGCAATAACGCCGTTGCTGTAGGTAAAATTACCAGGCTTGAAACCATCAGGAATATCAGTATCAGCGAATTCCACAACAGAGCAATTCAGCGGAAATAGCTTTGTCACATCTTTATCCGCAGAAATAATCAGTCCTGTTTTGTCATACTGGATTTTCAGCGTATCGGGCTGGAATAACTTCTGTAACACATACCAGTCAACACCTGATTCATCCTGGATAAACTGAATACTGCAGTTCTCTGATAATTCCTGCTGAACAGGGGTTAATTCCGTTGTTTTAGTGAAATTTTTAAAATGTCTCATTTTTATGCCCCCGCCGTATACCACTGACCATGCACTTTAAGCTGTAACAAGCGTCGTTGAATTCTGTCTGGTGTATCGTTCGAGTCTCCATTCTCAACACCTGTAATGACGTAACCTAACTGGTCTGCAAATCCGGGCGAACGATATACGTTTCCATGCTCAACAGCACCGAAACGGATGGACTGAACATACCCACTTAGCATGTCCGTTGTGGCAAGGAATACACCAGAACCATCGTCATGAAGCATAAATGGCTTTGTTTTGTCGTTCTGGTACACACCGACCATGGTGATGTATTGTCGTAACGGTCTGCCTGCAATATACGCACTCAACCAGCCAGGCCCGCTGCCTGTGCCCCATATATCGCCGTAAACATCGCCGTTTTTGTTGAATATCGCATTTCCGGCCTGCAAATTTTCAGCAGCTGCGATAACACCGAGTCGGGTGCTGATATATGCCCGGATAGCCAGGTCTTCTGAGTTCTGAAATCCGATACCATTCCATGACTTAATGTTCAGATTGTTACCATTAAAACCTGCACCATCAACGTCACCTTTAGCCATCCCACCAGTGCCATCCCCAACCGTAACCAGGGTATCGCCACGCATATTTGGAGCAGAAATACCCCCCGTAAAGGCGCCCCCCTCCAGCATCGCCACTTGACGCCATGAGGTAATACCCGCTCCTGTTCCGTGACCAAACAATACGTTATTGCCACTGACTGCAAGAACATCCACAACAGTGGTCGGACTTACCACCTCGCTAAGGGTAATAATTTGCCAGAAACTTACCTGGTCTGGCGCATCAGGTGCCTGATGTGCGCGCATAAACTGACAGCCTGTAGCCGCCCTGGCACCAATTGATGTTCGGTCAATTGCGTCACTGACAAATGTTCCCGCGAGGAACCGGCCATCACCTTTGAAAAGCACATTTCCCAGTCCAATATTATGAACAAACAGAGGTTTATCAGGAATATCAGCGCCGTTCCTTTCTTTCGCGAGTCGCGCGCTGGCATTCTCCATTGCGATTTTCACCGCTTTCGGCGTCGCCGCGAGCGCCTCAGACACGCTGTCGGTTGCACTGCTGAGCTGGATGACACCCTTTTGCACCGTGGTTGCGTCCTGAGCTGTGTATTTACCATTAGCAAGGTCATACGCCGCCTTAACCGCTTTCGGCGTTGCTGCGAGCGTCTCAGACTCGCTGTCGGTCGCACTGCTGAGCTGCGTGAAACCCTTTGCGGTGAGCGTGGCGTCAGGATGACGGCGGGACTGCTCATGCTCAGCGAGCTTATCGTCGACATAGTCCTGTGTTGCCATCACCGTTGAGGTATCAATCGTCAGCTCGACTGACTCGATATCGCTTACCATGATGACCATACGCACGGTCTGTGCGCGGCCTGACCCCTCATCAAGTTTAGGTTTATAGCTTTCCGCCATGTTACCGACGGCAATCAGCGTGCCAGTGTCGTCATAGAGCCCCATTTCGCGCATCCAGAAACCACCGGTTTCAGGCGGGATAAGCAGCTCCGCGACCACATAATTTTGATGCTTATTGTCCTGGCTGATTTTGTTCAGTTTATAGCGCCAGACTTCATTGACGAGCTTTGTCTGGTTGGCATCAGGCACCGGCAATGTACCGTCGCCGATTGCCATCGCCGTAAAATTCACTTTTTTCCCGTTCGGGACGGTCGCTGCAGCCAGCTTGATTGCACCGGCTTTGGTGATGACCGTTTTATATTTTACTGTCATTGTCCTCTCACTTATCCGGGTAAACCGTGATGATGTCGCCGTCATACGTCAGCGCGCCGGTGTACAGATAGCCCGGCACATCCTGAATAATATTGAGGCCGATAAGATGCCGGCTGGCTGGCTTTGCATCCGCAATGAGTCGCTCCATTTCGTAATACATTTCTTCAGTGATGCCGGTCTCTAAAACACCGATATCAAGACGAAACGTGCCGGGCGGGTCATTGGTCTCCCACCACTCAGACACGTTAATCAGATATCCGAGCGGCTCAACCACACGCCGGACTGCGCCTATCGTCCCTTTGTGGCAGTGGATGTAATACGCGCTGCGAATAACGTCACGCTTGGTTTCTTCCGGCCAGTTCTCATCCCAACGGTCAACGGAAAACGCCCACGCCAGCCACGGCAAAAGGTTTGCAGGACAGGAATCAGGGCTCCACAGACGACGCAGCGGGACGGGGGTGTTTTCGATTTCCGCACATGCACGTGCCGCCGCCACCTCAAGCGGCGACGAGCCCACCGGCAACAGCCGCGCATTACTCATCAGAGCCCCCTATCGCAATGTGATAATCACTGCAAAATGACGCCTGAGTCTTATCAAGCACAATGTCAGCGACCGGCGTGGAAAGCTCGACACGCTGGATCCCTTCAACATGCAGCGCGGCATAAATGGCCGAGAGCCGAATGTCCCGCCCCAGCCGGTGCTGCGCGCTGATATAGGCTTTTAGTTTCGCTTCAGCCGCCGCCCGGATGGGCTCACTTTCCGGCCCCGGATAGATAAAAATCGTTGCCCGAATCTGGTAATCAACAATCTCAGCTGACTGAACTGTCACACGGTCAGCAACCGGTCTGACGTTCTCATCATTAAGTGCATTACGCACGACTGTCAGGAGTTCATCGGATGCGGCACCATTATCATGTCGGGAGAGCACCGAAATCGTCACACAGGCTGGCGACGGGCTGATAACTGAAATATCCGCGACTCGCCCGTCAGCGCTGCGACCATGAAATTCATAGGCACCCGTTGAGCCCGCCACACTCATCCCTTCAAAAGCCTGCTGGATGCGAAGACGAAAATCAGAGTCTGATTCCATCACCGCCGCCACTGGGGGAATTGCCGATTTATCAGCCGGTGTGATAACCAGCCGTTCGACGTTGAAGTTTGCGCCGATGACGTCAAGGTCGTTGCCCTCTGCGTAAGCCAGCGTGACCGCCTTTGCCGCATTATTTACACGCTGACGCCAGATAACCTCCCGATAGGCGTTTTCTTCCAGGTACTTCACCACTGGCTCAGACTCGAGGGCGAGCGTCCGGGCAATGGCGTCCTGTTGGTCTTCAGGATAAAGAGACACGAATGTCGCCTTACGCTCAGCAAGGATGGTTTCAAAATCCAGCGTTTCCACAACGTCAGGTGCGGGGAGCTGGCTCAGGTCGATGGTTGCCATAAATTCAACTCACAGGGATAGTCAGTGACAGGGTTTTGCCGGTATCCCGGGTCTCGCCGGTCAGCTCAACAATCATCTGACCGTTAAACTGACGTTCTACCGTCAGCGAGCTGATGCTGATGCGCGGCTCCCACTTCAGCAGCGCCATATAACAGGCGCACATAATTTGCAGCCTCAGCGCGTCGGTCTGCGGCATATCAATCAGGGAGAACAACAGCGAGCCATAATCACGGCGCATCACGCGAGAGCCGACCGGCGTTCGCAAAATATCGCCACAGCTCTGACGGATATGATCGGCGTCAGTGATGGCGCGCCCGGTCTCGCGATTCATGCCGATATATCGGGTCGTCATTTCGTGCCCTCCGTCCAGTCATCCCCGCGCTTAATACCACCGTGACCGTGGTCATCGACCTGCACGCCGTTTGATTTAAATGTACCGTCGGTGTGTTCGATGTTTCCGCGCATGGTGCCGCCTTGTTGTACCTCAAGCGTCGCCGTCGTCAGTTTGTTGGTGCAGACCACTTCCGGGGTATCGAGGGTGATGCGGGTCTCGGCTTTCACCATCACCAGAGGTACCGTCGCGGTGATGGAATCCGACGCCGTAACATCTGCGGTTTTAATGCCGCTCACAGTCAGTGCGCCGGTCTCCGGCTCGTACTCGATAACAGCCCCGTCAGGAAAGGTGATGTGAAATGCATCAGCCGATGCCGACGGCGCAGGGTGGTCATCAGAGAAAATACCGGGGAGCACAAAAGCGGTGTCGAGCTCACCACCGACGGCCAGCAGTAAAACCTGCTCACCCACAGACGGAGCCCACCAGACACGTGAGCGACCGGCGCGCGTGGTTAGCCACTGAAGCCAGTCGGTAACAATGCCGCCAGTCTGGACACGACAGCGCCCGTCATCGAGGTCAACTTCGACGACGACGCCGGTGCGTATCAGGTTTCGAAGGAGGCGTAAAGCGTCCTGAAGAGTTGCGCGAGTATTCATACAAGGAAGGATGCCGCCCGGTGCTCTGAGCGGCAATTGATGCGGGTTTTACTGTCGATGACACAACGCTAAACGGACAATTTAGCGATAATTATTTCCTCCACTGCCTGACGGTCTTCGTCATTAAACCCGATGAGCGGTCGGGCATCGTACTGCACCGGCGCACTGTTTCGCCCTGGCTTATCCTTGAGGCCGTACTGATGCACATTCGCCATCCGTTGTACCTTGCCGGTAAATTCCACGACCGCCGCGTCATTCCCCGCTGAGGCTTTCATAAAACGACTGGTGCGGAGTTTGGCGAACATTTCCCGCTTAACCCGGCCTTTTTTGGCTTTTACCGGCTGGCGTTTTCGGGCGGCGTAAGGTGTGCCGTCCGGTGCTTTCTGCGTTTTAATCCGGCGCTGTTGACGGGCTCGCAGAGTCTTCGCGATATCTGCGGCCATTCTGTGACGGGCAGAAGGTGACAGCGCCGCTATCAGCCCCGCGAGCTTATCGTCAAAGGGTTTAAAGTCATTCATGCATTCGACTCACGAGCTCACCGTTAACATACAGTTCAACCGGCCGGGTAACGGGTTCCGGCGGCTGCGGCTCTTCAGCCTGTTCGACTTGGAGCTTATCCCCCTGCTCTTTAACGAGGGTGCGCTCGGTCAGCATCAGGCTGATACTGATATCAGCGCTGTCGTTGTCGTTGATATCGGCAAAATAGGTGAATCCCTTTTTACGCCCTTCATCGGTCGTCATAATGTCAGCCTGATGGATGCGCAGCCACGCCTGAATCGGGACGAGTAACAGCTCGATATCATCCGTGAAATCGGTCACCACCACATTCAGCGTGTACCGGTTCTCAAACGACAGCGACGTCGCCAGCGTCGAGGCTAGATTCCCGTTGTCGATAAAGACACGCATCATATCGGGGTTTCGTGCCAGCACCGGCACGGCGTCAGTTAAGGCTTTTCGCAGACTTTTCGGCTTGTACATCGATTTTATCCTGGCAATTTTTTATCGTTCTGACCTGAAGCGCACAGCGCTCGAGGGCGCTTTCGAGCTGGCGTATATCCGCGCTCAGGTCACCATTGGTGGACGGGTCACTTCCCGGCATCGGGCAGAGGCTGACCCTCGGGCATGCGTTGTAGACAATCACCGGCGTCGGCACAGGCGGCGCGCTGGTGCAACCGGCGCACAGCATCAGGTAAATCAGCGCTATACCAGCGGCGAAGCTGTTCATTTTCATTGAGTAACCTCGTAATGGTCTGTTCCCGGCGTTGCGCCCGCGCTCCGGCATCGATGAGCTCACCGCGCAGTAAGACCTGAGCGGTCTCATTTTCCCCACGGATACGGGAGGCCGTTTTAAGCTGGCTTTTCAGCATGGTAATCAGCGTTTTTTGTTCACCGGCGACCTTGTTCGCCCGTTCAAAGGAGCGGGTCAGACTGGTGTTTTCGTGGCGCATCCAGAGCAGCCCGGCCACCGCCAGCACTAACAGCACGACTATCGTTTTCATTTCGCCCCCTTCAGGCAGTAGGTGCGCTCGCGAAAGCGGCGATTTTCGAGCCCGGTATTACGCTCACCATTCACAAACACCCAGCGGGTGAGCTGGTCACAGGCTTGCCACCATTGCCGGTGTTTCAGGTGATACACCAGTGTTGAGCGACAGGCCGCGCCGGTACCGACGTTAAAAGCGAAGCTGACCAGCGCGTCATAGACGGCGGGTGGCATTTCAACAGGCACACAGACCGCGAGTCGTTTCTCGACGTTCAGCACATCAGCGACCAGATTCGCGGCGGCTTCCTTCTCGGTGATATCCCGTTTCGGTACCACCCCGGCAGTGTGGCCGATGCCTGACGTCCACACACCGGCGCTGCACTGGTAAGGGCGCAACCGGCAACCCTCGAGGTCGGCAATCAGCGCGAGCCCCTCCGGCGAGGTGTGAAGCAAACGAAAATCAGGCACCAGTGCCGCCAGCGCCAGCACGACGGCCACACTGCAACGTTTAACGAATGAGCCCACGAATAACCCCCTTATCAATCCCCATCGAGACGAGATAGCGGTATTTCTTTCGCTGGTACCAGAAGTTAACCAGCGCGGTAAAAATGGCGCAGCTTCCCCCGACATAAAGCGCGAGCCGTTCCGGTGTCTGCGTACCGAAATACGCCAGCTCCACTGACAGCCAGTAGGTCAGAAAGGTTGTGATTTTATCCACAGTCAGTCCCATAAATTCACGGTCTCCGATACCGGTGCGGCGTCGACTTCAGGCAGACTGACCGCCGTGCCATGTGGCAGGACGACACCCAGCTCAGCGAGCCCCGGATTAGCCAGCAATACAGCCTCGACCACACCTTCAGTGCGCCCGTAATGGCGCTGACATAACGTGTCGAGCGTGTCGCCCTGATGCGCGATGACGTTCATCAGATTTGCCCCACGATGCAGCGCGCTTTGTCCTGGATACGGGCAACCGACCAGCGCATGTCACGCCACATTTCATCGATGGTGTCATCGATGCTGTCGGCCTTTTTGTCACCTTTGGCGCTGGCATCAACGCCCCGGTAACGCTCGTACAGCGTCGCGGTCGTCATCGAGCAAACAGCGTTGAAGTAGTGAAAAACCCGCACACTTTCGCCGTCGAGCTCATCCGTCGGCACATCCTCGAGGCGCTGATAACCGGCGGCGAGCTGAAGGTCGCGCCAGTCGGTTAACTCGGCATTGGTCTCGGCCATCGCGGTTTTAATCGCCCGGCGCAGACGCACCGGCGTCACGGTCTGCTCGAGGCGCATTTCTTCGCGCATGCGCTTCGGATCAACATCCGGGAAAAAGGCCGTGTTTTTAATCACCGGCTCGTCGACCGGCACCGGCGGGATGACCATCGGGTCGCGCTGTTGCGCCGGGTTATTCATCACAATCATGGTCATGAGTACCTCAGTAAATAGGTGGGCGGTGGACGCCGGTCGCAGTTACGGTGAATCACCGACATTGACCAGCGTGCCGCCCGGCGCGGGGCGCGTTCTGTTAACCGGCGACTTTCTTCGGGCGTCCACGCCCTCGTTTCACCGGTGAATCTTGTTTTTTCGCGGGTGCCTTTTTCGCGGCTTTCGGCGCTGTTTTTTTGACGGCGACCGGTTTCGGGTTTAGCTCACGAGTGAGGGTCTCAATGTCCTTTCTTACCCCGGCGTTGGTGTCGAGCTGTAAGGCGCGTTGCAGGTGCGCCAGCGCATCAGGAAGCTGACCGGCATCACGCAGGGTCAGACCGGTGACCTTATGCAGCCGGGCGCGCACTTCGTCAGGCATATCGGCGGCATCGGTCAGCCCGATGACCTCAAGCAGTTGCGCAGCGTCGACCGGCTCACCGGCAATACGGGCGCTGGTTGCCGCGAGTGCGACCTCTTCGGCCAGCATGTATGGGGTGGTGCGGGAATGATTTTCCGGCATCGACAGACCGAAACGCAGCGCATAGCGCGCAATCTCAATCGCGCCGGTGATATCCCCCGCATCAAGACGCCAGAGCATCACCGTCATCAGAATGTCATCCTGTGCGCCGGTGCCGCTTTCCAGTACGCCAGCGACCCACGGCAGGTACAGCGGGAGTATTTCGCGTTTCTTATCCGCTTTGCGTTCTTTAGAACGAATTGCTGATAGCGTCCGGCGGTCTGCGGCCAGCTTGACGAGCATTTGCTCGTAAGGTGAGGCATGACGCAGCGGGGCGTTATCCCGCTGCGATGCCCTGATAGCCGAGACCCGCATCGCGTGACGCTGTGCGGGGGTTGACATCGGTTATGCCTCCTTGCCGTCAGTGGTGCCGGTTTCAGCCGGTGCGCTGCCTGTCAGAGACTGCATCGCTTTGACCATTGCCGCCGCAAAGACTTCCGCGCTCACTGGTTCAGTGGTGGCGGGTTCTTCCGGCTCGAGGATCTCGATATTTTCAATCAGGCAACCGGCCTCGTAGTCCTCGATAACGAAATCGACTTTGACCTGTTCGTAGTTTTCCACCTGGTCGAGTTTCGGATTTTCGACGATGTGGCGGCGGTGGCCGTCCTCGTACAGATAAATCGAAATGTTATCCAGCGTTGTAATGAAAACGCTGTTTGCCGGGAAGAACGGCGCGCGCACCGCCTGAAGCTGACCGATGGTTTTCTGGCTGATAATCAGCTCACCGGCGAGCTGTTCGCTGTTCGCCTGGAATTTGTTAATCATCGGGAAGTATTTGTCGGTCAGGATACGGCGACCACAGATGACAACCATTTCCGGGTTCTCACGGTGAATTTCCGCGACCAGCGACTCGAAAGCATCCATGACCAGCGCGTCGAGGTTGGCGTAATGCCCACCTTTACCCACTTTGATGGTGTTCGAAATCACGGTACCGTCAGCGTCGGTGATGCTGGACATCACACGCTCAGGCGCGTCGTTGCGGTATTTCTGCAACCAGCCGACAGCCACATCCTGAAGCAACGGGTTTTTGCTACGGTCAGACGTCGCCGCCCGGCTCACGCCGTTAAAGCCGATGGTGATGTAGTCCAGCGCCTGACGCTTGATGATGGCGTTACGGATCCGAATCTGGAAATCCTGAAAACGCGCCCACAGGTCGAGCTTGTTGTACTTCAGGTGATAGTCGAAGTTCACCGGATGACAGAAATAGCGGTACGCATCCATTTTCGCGAAATCAGCGGTCTTACGCTCGACGCCACCGTCGGTATCAGCGGTGCTGGCAATGGAGCCGGTCACATCGATGCCGACTTTCTCTTCGGTCAGCTCGCCAACGGTTACCATGTTGATGAGCTTCAGGAAGCTGGACGACTGCTGGATTTTGTCAAACAGGGTCTGCGTCACCGACGGCTCGACGGTGAATTTTTTGTTGAGGTCGCTGACCTCGATGCCGTTCAGTTCAGCGATGCGGCTCAGGTACTGATTAAATTTAAAACGGGTGTCTTTACGCATGGCGTTTCATTTCCTTCGGAGTTATCAGGGGTTAGCAGTCAGTCAGCGAGGAGCCCGCTGAATCACCGTCACCACCGGTGCTTAACTTGCGGCGCGCCTGTGATTTGCTTTCGGTGTTTTCCAGCGTGGTGGTCAGGGTGCTGAATTGCTGCGAGGTGGCGTCGGCCTGTTCGGCCAGCGCTTTTTTGACGTCGGCAAGCTCGGTTTCAATGGCACTGAAACGCACCTCGGCGCTTTCGCCGCCGGTCTGCACCCGCTCGGCGATGGCGGTCACGGCTTCATGTACATCACTGAAACGCGCATCGTCGTCAGTCTGTTTACGGCTGAAGATGCCTTTCACGGTGTCGCTGAGTTTGGTCAGCAGGGTGTCGGGCAGGTCTTCGAATTCCAGCTCGGCAAGGGTTGCCACTGAGAAGAAATTCTCAGGGCTGGCTTTAAATCGGTTGAGTGGGTTGTGTTTCGCGGTACGGCAAAACTCAAGATATTCAGTACCGAGGCTTGCCGGGTCGTCAGTGACGGCCAGACCAACCAGATAGCATTTTCCGCTGTTGGCAAAGTTCGGTTGAATTTCCATTGAGGTATAGACTTTTTGGCCTGCCTTATTCATCGCGACGAGGTCATCGGTCGGCGTGATTTTGGCAAACAATGCCAGCTTGCCATTGAGCGCTGAATCATCGTCAATAACTTCGGCTTTCAGCTCAGCCACATCGCCATAGCGTTTAAATACGCTGTCAGGCAACAGGCCGCGCAGGTGCTCGAGGTTAATACGGCAACCGTAGACGCGCGGGTCATACGAATCAGCCATCTCCTGAATATCAGTCGCACTGATGACGCGACCGTCGCAGGTGTCACCCTCGACGCCGATGCGAAACCATTTCGAAACTTTTTTAGCCATGAGTCAGGTGTCCTGAGTTGGGTTATCGGGTCGGATGTAGTTTCCCGACTCCCTCCCTCGCCAGCCACCGGTTACAGAAGTGCAACCCCTGACACAACATGGGGTTAGCGATTCATCCCCCCTGAATCTTTAGCCTTGCCGTGTACTCATCACAGTGAGGTTTTATGACCACTACCAACGACACATCACTACTCAGCGACCCGCGACGACAGGCCGCGCTTTTGTTCTGGCAGGGCTATTCCGTGCCACAAATCGCGGAGCAGTTACAGGTCAAGCGTCCCACGGTGCAGAGCTGGAAACAGCGCGATAAATGGGAAGAAACCGCCCCGTTAAACCGGGTCGAGTTCACGCTCGAGGCGCGGCTGATTCAGCTCTATGCAAAGCCTGACCTGACGGCTCACGACTTTAAGGTCGCGGATTTTCTGGCGCGCCAGATGGAGCGCCTCGCGCGGGTTAACCGCTACGGCCAGACCGGCAACGAAGCGGATTTAAACCCGAACGTAGCCAACCGCAACAAAGGGGAAAAGAAGAAGCGGAAAAAGAACTTTTTCAGCGAAGAGGCTATCGAGAAACTCGAAGAGATTTTCCTTGAGCAGTCTTTCGACTATCAACTCGAATGGTGGCGCGCCGGGCTGGCGCACCGCATCAGGCACATCCTGAAATCGCGACAGATTGGCGCGACGTTCTATTTTGCACGTGAGGCACTGTTACAGGCGCTGAAGACCGGCCACAACCAGATATTTTTGTCGGCCAGTAAGACGCAAGCCTATGTATTCCGTAAATACATTATCGCCTTTGCCCGACAGGCTGGCGTCGAGCTTACCGGCGACCCGATTGTGCTCGGCAACAATGGCGCGGAGCTGATGTTTCTCGGTACCAATGCCAACACGGCACAGAGTCACAACGGCGACCTGTATGTCGACGAAATTTTCTGGATCCCCAACTTCCAGAAACTGAAGCGCGTCGCCGGGGGCATGTCTTCACAGGAGCATTTACGCACGACCTATTTCTCGACCCCCTCATCGCTGGCACACGGTGCTTACCCGTTCTGGTCGGGTGAGCTGTTCAACAAGGGACGCTCAGACAAGAGCGAGCGCGTCGATATCGATATCAGTCACGCCGCACTCGCGAAGGGCGTCGCCTGTCCTGACGGTCAGTGGCGACAGATTGTCACCATCGAGGACGCACTCGCCAAAGGGTGCACCCTGTTCAACATCGATACGCTGAAGCGCGAGAACAGTGTCGATGAGTTCCGCAACCTGTTTATGTGCGAGTTCGTCGACGATAAAGCGTCGGTATTCCCGTTCGAAGAGCTGCAACGCTGCATGGTCGACAGCCTCGAAAAATGGGAGGACTACGCGCCATTTGCCGACCGGCCATTCGGTCACCGCCCGGTGTGGATTGGCTACGACCCGTCATTACGTGGCGACAGCGCCGGGTGCGTCGTTATTGCGCCTCCGGTCGTTGCCGGTGGCAAATTCCGCATCCTCGAGCGCCACCAGTGGAAAGGGATGGACTTCGCCCAACAGGCCGAATCCATTCGCGAGCTCACGCAGAAATACACCGTGGAATATATCGGCATCGATGCTACCGGGCTCGGTCAGGGCGTTTTCCAGCTCGTGCGGTCTTTCTACCCGGCTGCACGTGAAATCCGCTACACGCCGGAAATGAAAACCGCAATGGTGCTGAAAGCAAAAGACACCATTCGCCGCGGTTGCCTCGAGTACGACGTCAGCGCGACCGATATCACGCAGTCGTTTATGTCTATCCGCAAAACCATGACCAGCAGTGGTCGCAGCTCGACCTATGAGGCCAGCCGCACCGAGGAAGCCAGTCACGCCGATCTCGCCTGGGCAACCATGCACGTATTAATTAATGAGCCGCTGACCGCCGCGACCGGTGAGCAGTCATCCAGCATCATGGAGTGGAACTAATGAGCAAGAAACGCAACAAGCGCCAGCAGCCGCCGCGCCCCCAAAACCACACAGCCGCACCGGCACAGAGCATGGAAGCATTCACTTTTGGTGAGCCGACGCCGGTACTCGACCGCCGCGATATTCTCGATTATGTCGAGTGTATCGATAACGGCCAGTGGTACGAGCCGCCGGTGAGCTTTTCCGGGCTGGCGAAGAGCATGCGCGCCGCCGTGCATCACAGCTCGCCGATTTATGTGAAGCGTAATATTCTGGTGTCGACCTACATCCCGCACCCGCTGTTATCCCGTCAGGACTTCACCCGATTTGCGCTCGACTATCTGGTGTTTGGTAATGCGTTTATCGAAGAGCGTCGCAGCCTGACCGGCAAGCCGTTAAAACTGGAAACCTCACCGGCGAAATACACCCGCCGTGGCATCGAGGATGACGTGTACTGGTACATTCAGAGCTACACACAGCCGCACCAGTTCGCGCCCGGCTCCGTCTTCCACCTGCTCGAGCCCGATATTAATCAGGAGCTTTACGGGATGCCGGAATACCTGAGCGCACTCAATTCAGCCTGGCTGAATGAATCGGCGACCCTGTTCCGTCGCAAGTATTATCAGAACGGCGCGCATGCGGGTTACATCATGTATGTGACCGACGCCGCGCAAAGCAGCACCGACGTCGAGGCACTGCGAAAGGCGATGCGCGACTCGAAAGGACTCGGCAATTTTAAGAACCTGTTTTTTTACGCGCCGAATGGTAAAGCAGACGGGATTAAAATTGTGCCACTGAGCGAAGTCGCCACGAAGGATGATTTTTTTAATATCAAGAAAGTCAGCGCCGCTGACCTGCTCGACGCGCACCGCATTCCATTCCAGCTTATGGGCGGTAAGCCCGAGAACGTCGGCTCAGTGGGTGACGTTGAGAAGGTGGCAAAGGTCTTTGTGCGTAACGAGCTGACCCCGCTACAGGCGCGGTTTATGGAGTTGAACGAATGGGCGGGTGAAGAAATTATCCGCTTCGAAAAATACAGTCTCGGCGACGACGAGTAACCCCACCCACAGCCGCCCGTCGTGGCGGCTTTACCCCCACCGCACACAACGCCCTCAGCGCCACGACACGCCGTCGCCGCTTCGCTTCACCTCGTTATTCACCCACGACCACGACAACGCCACAGGGACGCGCTCAGGCGCTGAAAAAATAAAATAAATACCCGCCTCAGCGCGCAATGCTTTCCCCGCCACGCCTGCCCGCTTTATGGGTCGGTTTTAATGCAGGTGCACGAACACGCCGGAGGCGCGCCAGCACTGGCGGCGCTCACACGTGACGAGGGAGGAAAACGCATGCGATTCGATGCAGTAATGCATGCGGAGCTAAAAATGGCAGAAAATACGGAAAAAACGCATAAAAAAACCGGCATTCAGGGTGCCGGTTTGAGTCGTGTTTATTGCGGTTACTGGCCGCGCAATGCGCCAATAATACTGTTAAGGCAACAACTGGCAACAATCAACAAAAAAACCGTCGTCCACGGATTTTCATAAACGAGAGATAACATATTGATAAAGATCCTTTTATTTGTGCATTCTGATGTGATTTAAAAGGTGTTTGATAACGACTGTGAGCTCATCTTTACTGGCTTGCTCGACCATTTTTGCGGTGTAGCTTTCCACCTCACGAGAACTCAGGTCGTTATTTGAGGCCATTACAGTGAGCTTCTTTGCCCAGTCGGCAAACGGGTCTTTAACTGATAAAAGGGAATTATGCATGTCTAAAAACCTCGAATTATTTAACCAGCAGACGGCTGAAATCTTTGCGGTACTGTGGGATAACTTCCCGGTACAACAGGTCATTACCTATGAAAAATTTAACGCCGCGCTACCTGATGACTACTTTGACCAACTTAACTCACCGGAAATGAAAGCATTAAATCAATTGCGTAGTGTGGTTGAGGGCACATTCACTTTTCTAAAAGAAAATGGCTACATTCAGTATGAAACAGACCATCAGACCTACTTTCGTGATGTGCGGCTGACCGAGAAAGCGCTCGCGGTACTCAATAAAAAACCCGAGGCACTCGGTGGTACTGAAACAATGGGCGATAAAATTATCAGTGCGGTGAAAGACGGGACACCGGGTGTCATTGCCGGTGCGGTAACAAACCTGCTAACTCTGGGTGTCAATCTGGTAACCGGCTAACGCCTCGCGGGGCGAGTTGTTCAACCCCGCCAGCACTGAAAGCAAGTTTCGGTGCTGGCGACGTTATTGTAATTAGTTATCTCTACTGAACTTAAATCATACTCGCGTTAAAAGATATACAAGCACTGCATTCAAAATTTTAACTTGCAGTATTCACTTTTAAAGTGAGTACTTTTGATTTATAGCGTTGTTCAATGACACCCATTGAATGCAAACGACCAAAGAGTGTTTTCGCAATAGATGTTTCTTTCGCATTTTCCGCATCTTTGATTATTTTCCAGTATTCAATATCCCTTGCCATTAATCGATGTTGCTCATTTCTAACCTTTAAAACATCACCTAATACAATAATACCTGTAACCAACTTAGGTTGGTCCTTAGCATATAATTTCGTTTTAGTTGGATGCATGATATGCCCATGTTTGCTGATAACCTTACGAATTACAGCGCAGAATAATCGATTTACGTTAGCACCCGAGAACGTAAGATCATCAACATACACAGTCATTTTAACCTTTAACTTTTGGCAAAGTTCATACATCTCACCAAACATTCTAGAGTTTGCAAAGTAGGCCAAAGGCATACTGATCCGACTTCCTGTTGGCAACCGGTCATGACAGGTGCATATGTGCGACAAAATATCAGCAACGTCAGATGACGTTTTCATCACTGAAAAGAAAAATGAAAATATCATTATCCTAGTTGTTGAAGGGAAAAATGCCTTAATATCAGTTGTCATCATCTTTTCATGGTTAAGATGAGCTTTAGCATTCGTCACATTAGAGCACCTCTTCTTCCCCGAATGCAGATATTCTGGTAAAGCAATACGTGACAATAAACTTGCAATTCTCGTATGTACTACATCTAATTTATCTAAAGGCTTTTGTATTTTCCGTGATTTGCCTTTTTTAGACAGTTGATCGAAAACGGAGTAATTACCTTCATCATTTTTCAAAATAGATAAATCATTAACACTAATACAAAGAAGTCCTGCAAGCTTCTTTTTGCTTTTGAGTTTATAAAATGGCGAATCCATTACGCCATAAGACTTGTTTTTAGTGGAGATCTTAAGCTTTTTCCGTTTTTTCATTTTTATTACTTACCCACTCTACGATATCCAGAACTTTACCAGCTAAATTCAAACGTAATCGTTTAGACAGACGCCCTTGAGTGCCTAAGGATTCTGAAAAAAATACTAAAGAGGATACTGGTATGTCGAAATGGGATGCATAACGCTGTAAGATTTCAATCGACGGAGACCAAACCCCGCTTTCTAGATCTACTATTCTATCTTTTGGAATACCTAAAGATGCTGATAAATCAACTAATGACTCTTTATGGTATTGCCTTATCAAACGAAGGGCTTTATGTAACATTGGCAACTCCACATTATTGAAACTAGGGAGGACGCATTACTCATCTCCCCCTTCAAAGCGATCAACTAATCGAGTGATTAGATCAAGTAGTCGGATACCCCACTTAATCGCCTCCCAAGCAAAAGCGATCCACTTCTTCCGGTTTGACTTGCTCTGCGCCTGCTGTTCGTTGGTTAATTTATCATTTTTCATGATTTTCTCCTTATGCCCATGGTGTGCAAACGTATGTTTGCTCCAGCACCATGGTTCGCCCTCATAAGGATGAGATTGAACAGCACTAGCCCCCTGCTCCACGAACCCTTGGTCGCCCAAAGGGTTCGAATACCCATACGCCATACCATCTGAGCCAGCGATGACTCTTACGAGCTGTGTCGCTGCGAGGCCCTGAGGCGTTGCGCGGGGTAAATGTTAGAAAGCGTAAGCTTTCCACGGACATAAATGCCCAATTGATGGCGTTATATCTCACTAACTAACCAATAGAAACATCATATCAAGTTATCCGCTCCGCTTAAGAGCACGAGTTATAACATTTTTACATAAAAAAATAATTTTTATAGTCATTTATAATAATTAAGTTTAATTAAATTCACTGAGTAAAAATGCGATGGACGCATTGCATTAACGCCAGCTCTCATCTTCCCAAACTTCCTGAAGAATAGCGTCCAGCGCTTCGCGGTCTGAATCCTTATCGAACCCCATCAACTCAACACCAGTCATAGAACCTTTCTTGACATTAACGCGAGTTGAAGGAAAAACTGACTGTATTCGCTTGGTCAATTCACTCTGAAAAGCATCAATCACCGGTTGGCCGATTATTTGGTCTTTATCTAATGTGATATTTACTCTCACTTTGCCCTCCTTCGCAAAGGTTTCATCAACTGGCGGCGCGGAAAAAACAACAGAAAAATTATTGTTTTTCATTAAGTTGCCTCTTGCTATCTCCGCAATTAAATTCAATGCGATTTCACGGTCTCTTTCCTGACAAGTCCCTTCAGCCGTCAGACGAGCAATCATTTCGACCCGCTCAATCATAACGTGCTGACTTAGCTCTCTATCCACACAACCTCCACCACGAGATACTGTATAAACATACAGTATCACGTATTGATAAAAAATGTGAAGAAAAAAAAGCCGCAAATACACTGTATGTACATGATATGGATGAGTATTAACGCTTAAATTTCCTTTGTTAGCTCCGCTAAAACCGCAACACGATTGAGGATCTCTATAGCTTTGGTCCGATACTCCTTAGCTATCACCTGATGTGATGGCGCTGCGGTAAATATTTCTCCTTTGGCCGTTCCGCGTAGCCATTTGCCATCAAAGCAACTTTTACCACCAGACATCAGGTGAAGGGCTTCGCCCCGGCTGATTGTGATGCCGGTTGTCAGATGTATCTCATCGATAGTTTTCGCTATAGCTGCGTTTTGCTCACCCGTTCCGTGGATGAATTTTCGCCGTATTGCTGGCTTTTGCTTCCTAAGTCGGTTGGTCAGCTCTCGTCTTTCACGCCGACTCAAAGGTTTTGTTAAATCCAGTATCGGTGGATCGTATTCGCTTCCCGTACAGTTATTGACAGAACTCCGAGAGGGCGCAGGAGCGCCCTTAACGTCAACGGCCAAATCAACGGCACGTTTTGGAACAATCTTCCACTGAGTGAGCCGGGTTAGAATAGGAGAGCCAGCACCTATCGAGGCATCGTAGACGCCTTTGATACACACAGTTTCTTCGCCGTACTGATTAAATTCAGTTCGAGGCTCATACAATGTACGTACTTGTAAATCGTCACGGCGAACGAATGGTCCGCCTTGAGCATTCACATAATCAGCCCAGCGGCCATAGTGGGCTGCATCATGCACTGCGGCGAATTCAACACTAAGCGCCCTGGCTGTTTCAGGGTCAGCCATTCTGCGTAGTTCCCTGTATACCGTCACCGGCGCACCGCCAATAAACTGAAACTGACGGATGTGCCAGCGCGCCGCCCATGCAGAAACAGCTGGAGCAGACTCTTTTAATAACTCACCACTTTCATCGTCGGTTTCGCCATCGAGAGCATATCCGTCGATATTTTTGGAAATGTATTTAGCGACATAGCCAGTAGCGCTGCCCTTTTCCGGGTCAATGGCTTCGGCATGAAAACGCGCCTTTTTGGCTTTGTCGCTTCTCAGTTCATGGCGGTCTTCCTCCCACGCATAATCACGGATGATGAGGCGCACACGCTCGACGTCTTCCGGCAACATGAACATCAGCATGTGCCAATGCGGCGTTCCGTCGTGATGAGGCTCGGCAACACGTATGCCAAAAATGCGGATTTCTTCCCTGTGTAGCTTGGCGCGAATACGAGCCCAAAGACCGGTGAGATAGCTCTGCGTGTCTGACGGGCTTGCTCCGTTCCATTTGCTGTTACGGTAGCCAGCTTTGGTGGTAGCGTGATATTTAGACGGTGCAGTCAGAGTATAAAACTCCCCGACATAACCGAGCTCATTACAGATATTTTCAAACCCACGGATACGAGCCATCAGCTCGCAGCGGCGTATTTCTGGATTAGCGACCGAACCGTCGAATTTTTCAATTAGGCTGATGCGATTACCGTATTCGTCTTCGAGATCCAGTCCCTTGAGAAATTCGCGTGTGCGGCGCTTCTGCTCGCGCCAGTCAGTCACGCAGCTTTTACTCGCGTAGGCATGCTTTTTCTTACTGACGTTGCCAACAGCAATTTGCAGATGTTCGCGCCATGCAGACGCAATACGACGTAAACGGCCGCGCCACCAAACCTCATTAAACATGCGCATTACTGCCGGTGCGATTTCATCCTCGCCAAAATATTTTTTAGTCACACGCTCCCATTTCGGCGGTGTAACGTTGAATTGCAGGGAAATAAAACCGGCGCGCATGTACCAGGTGTAAAGCGTTTTGAGCTCGCTAAATCCTGCGTCATCAATGTCAGCCAGTTCAGCGCGAATAAAATTGGCGATATCAGCGGCCAGCAGGTCAATGTCGGCGCGCGACATATCCGGGAGGCGGTTAAATCTGGCGACCATATTGACCATGCGTGACGCCAGATATTGCATAAGCTGGGTATCAAAATGACCATCGAAAACAGCGCCTGATACATTGCTGTTAATACCCGCGCACTCGTATTTTTTTGCGACCAGTTCAAGACGCGGCAATGCCTTTTTGCAGAAGCTGATTAAAAAAGCATTGGCTCGTTGACTCCCCTGATTTTGTTCCAGCACCGCAGCGGTTCGATAAACATCAAAACGCACGCACTCGGGCTGGAGAGAAAGCACCTTTCTCGCATGCAGCAAAGCCGCGAACATACGGTCGCGGCGATACTGTTGGTCATAGGTAAGATATGGGCTGGCTATTGCCGACCGTGGGGCATTCCACGGAAACGCGTAAACTACACCCGTCATTTATTCTTCCGTGTCAGTATGATGCACATAATAGCTCCCTCAGCTTTGCTGCAAGAATTTCAATAGCATATTCATTAGGGAAGAGAGAGATTGAAAGAATTACCAAATTAGTTCCAGATTGAATGTAATCTCTTACTGGTAAAATATGAGTTATTTCGACCAGCACTACATTTGAGGTGCATTCATTACGAAACTCATTCAATAAAAGGTAATCACCACAACGGAAATTACGGTCATCTACTCGCAGTTCTGCTTTTTTTGTTCCATCGCATACTGCTTCGAAATGTTCAGTAGTTATCTTTAAACAATGAATAGTTCTCATACTGAGCCTCCGATGTAATGTTTGCCTTTCAGTTCTGCAATCTCTTGACATGTGACGCAGCACTGTACACCTAGAATTGCGCGGCGACGGGCTGACGGGATTGGCAGATCGCAATCAATGCAGTGAAGCCGAGAAATACCCGTTTTTTTATTGCGCGCGTTACGGATATGCCGTTCGCGGTCTTCCTGCTCACGCTGTTGTGCTAAATCCATTGCGTCGGCCATTAGTGCAGCTCCTGTGATTCGTTCTCAAAGCGGGCTGCTTCACGGCGCAGTAGTTCGGCCGCTTCTTTACCGGTCATATCTGAATTGGTAATGTGAACGGCCAGAGCTTCGAGACGGATTGAAACGGCGAGAGCGCGGTCTTTGCGCTCTTCTTTTTTGGCTTCTTTAAACAAAGACTCCAGCACGTGGTCGCCAGCACTACTCGGCGTTGATAAATAAATAGTTCGACTCATATATCCTCCTTATTTTTGGCAAAAGAATGCCCGGCGGGTTTACGCCAAGTAATTACGTTTAATTAATTAACTATATCCAAATACAACAGCAGGCTTACTTTTTAACTGCTTGATGATTTCGGCTTTTAATCCATCCTTAAATTCTTTGCAGCACTCCCACTCAGGGTCAACGCGAAGTATTGCGCCATCGCGGGTTTTAATTTCAAAACCTTCCTCCATATTTGGAATCATGGCACCCAAAACAATTCTTAATTCATCGCGTGACATGTTTCACTCCTTTAATTACAAAGTGGACAATACGAATAATTAAAAAACCTGACGATTTCGGCGACTTTGTTTTCAGCCCTTTTAATAATTCGGACTGTGAGCGGCACGGGTGCCAGCGCTTGCCGTCCTTACCTGCGACCCAGCCGTGACCGTAGTGCATGCCGGGGCTTTGCTTAACGAGCAAAGACGCAAATGATGGTTCACTTTTCAGCATACGCACCTCAAATCAGCCCGAATGATGCGCCGATACCGCTCATGGTATCGACCACGCTCGACATAGCGGGATTAGTCTGCAGACGCGCATGCAGCGCCAGTGCCGACAATGACAACATGCGAATGCCAGCATTAACGCTTTCAATCATGTTGTGTTTACGGGCAGAGGTTAGACGTTCATCAGATACCGCCCCACTCGCCAGTTCGCCGAGTTCACGCATTGCGCGCATGACATAAGACTGCAATTTGTCTTTAGCCAGCTCATTAACCGGCACGCATGGCAGGCAGTGAATCTGCGCCAGAAAACCATCAACAAGTGTTGAGTCTTCGGTCAGGTCTGTCAGCAGCCACAATTCAGGCGGCGTGAACTGGTGAGGCTGTTCCGGGTTGAGCTTGTTACGTAACGTTTGAACATTCATACCCGCACGCTCGGCCAGCTTCGCCATGTTGTGACGCTGCGCAAAAGCGCGGCATGCTTCGTCATAGTGCGGATGTTTGGAAACCTGAAAATCAAACATGTTGCATCCTTACAATTCACATAAAGTGAATTAAGCACCGATGACGAGTTGAAAACGGGAATGACCTAACGCCTTACGCAGTTGCTCTTCTTTCCAGCGTGCGTAATAAATTCGAATCGGACCACCTGCTTTCTTGCAACCTTTACGGATGGTACGAGGTTCGATTGGTACACAAGGATTGTCGCCTGTTGTCCAGCGATAAGCGGTACGTTCAGAAACACCCTCAAGCTCTGCGAATTGCTGCAGAGTAACGATAGGTGCAGGCACTTTGATGATTGCGATTTCAGAAGCCATGTTGCATGATTCCCATTTTGACAATGTTTGCAATCAATGGCCTCTGTTTGCCAACTTTTGCCACTGATTGCCCGAATTACCAACGATATTAATACTCAATTGAGTATTAGTAAATACCCAAAGGAATAAATTTTGATACTTGATACTCAGGTGAATAACGACGAGTTACTGGATAGGATTTGTCAAGTATATGGTTTTACTCAAAAAATCCAGCTAGCCCGGCACTTCAATATTGCCGCCAGTTCCCTACAAAATCGCTACACGCGAGGCACTGTTTCTTATGATTTCGCCGTACAGTGCGCACTAGAAACCGGAGCAAGCCTGCTATGGCTTCTTACGGGGCAAGGCTCTCAATATGATGGCAAACCGTCTCCAACGGATCCGAAAACGATAGTCTCCTTCACTCTGAGTGATGGAAAACTCACAGAAAATTCACCATTGAGTATTGATGCCAGTTTTTTTAGCAAGCAAATGTCAAAAGGTATTGCTGTTCGCGCTGATGGAAAGCTGCACTTCATAGAACAAGATGCCTCACTTTCTGATGGCCTTTGGTTGGTTGATATTGAGGGGACTACCAGCATCAGAGAATTGACGCTCCTACCCGGCAAAAAATTACACGTTGCGGGCGGCAAAGTACCATTTGAGTGCGGGATAGATGAGATTAAAACGATTGGCCGTGTAGTGGGTGTATACAGCGAGGTTAATTGATGACTGTCCGTAAAAATCCGGCTGGCGGCTGGATTTGTGAGATCTACCCAAATGGTGCAAAAGGCAAACGTATCAGAAAGAAATTCGCAACTAAAGGCGAGGCTCTGGCGTTTGAACAGTACACCGTTCAAAACCCATGGCAGGAAGAAAGGGAAGACAGGCGCACGTTAAAAGAACTGGTTGATTCATGGTATAGCGCTCATGGTATTACGCTGAAAGACGGCTTGAAACGCCAGTTAGCCATGCACCATGCTTTTGAGTGTATGGGAGAACCACTCGCACGCGATTTTGATGCGCAGATGTTTTCCCGCTACCGAGAAAAACGGTTAAAGGGTGAGTATGCCCGTTCAAACAGAGTGAAAGAGGTATCGCCTCGCACGCTTAACCTTGAGCTGGCCTACTTTCGAGCGGTATTCAATGAGCTAAATCGCCTCGGAGAGTGGAAGTATGAAAATCCGCTGAAAAATATGCGCCCATTCCGCACTGAAGAAATGGAAATGGCCTGGCTCACAAAGGAGGAAATCGCAGCGCTTCTTGACGAGTGCAAACGACACGAACATCCTGATTTAGTATCAATCGTGAAAATATGTCTTGCGACTGGTGCTCGTTGGTCTGAGGCCGAAGGACTCAAGAAAACACAGCTATCAAAATATAAAATTACTTATAACTACACTAAAGGTAAAAGGAATCGCACAGTACCAATCAGCAAAGAACTTTATGAAGAATTACCTGCTAAAAACAAGGAGCATGGTAGCTTATTCCAGAATTGCTATGGTGCTTTTCGTTCGGCACTACAACGTACTAACATTGAATTGCCTGCCGGACAACTTACGCATGTATTGCGCCACACCTTCGCCAGCCACTTTATGATGAATGGTGGCAATATTTTGGTTTTGCAGCGGGTACTCGGACATACAGATATCAAAATGACTATGCGCTATGCGCACTTTGCGCCTGAACACCTTGAAGATGCTGTAAAACTGAACCCTCTACGTTATCAAAACAATAATTCAACACTGGAAAAAGATGGAGCCTAA